TGGTGTGGAGTACAATCTTTTTCCGTCTTCGGATGTTCTTGATAGTGCATGGTAATTAAATTTTTGGTTATACAAATTATACTCTAAAACTTTCTCCGCATCCACAGCGGTCTTTTTCATTAGGGTTTACAAATTCAAATCCTTCGTTAAGCCCTTGTCTTACATAATCTATTGTAATACCGTCTATGATAGGTAAACTTTTTTTATCAACAATAACATTAGTATAATTGTCTGCCATGGCAACATCGCCGGGCTCGAGTCGATCTACATATTCTAACACATAAGCAAGTCCAGAGCAACCAGTGGTTCTTACACCCACACGGATACCTATTCCTGACCCTCTCTTGTCAAGATTTTGTTTGATTTTTTTAGCCGCTGTGTTTGTTACGGTAATCATTTATCGCTGCCTTAATCGCATCTTCAGCAAGTATTGAGCAGTGGATCTTGACAGGTGGGAGAGCAAGTTCTTCCGCAATCTCAGAGTTCTTAATCGATCCTGCTTGCTCAAGCGTTTTGCCTTTGACCCATTCCGTGACAAGCGAACTTGAGGCAATAGCCGAACCGCAGCCGTAAGTTTTGAACTTTGCGTCTGTAATAATTCCATCTTCTACTTTGATTTGTAATTTCATCACGTCACCGCAAGCCGGGGCCCCGGTGAGTCCTGTGCCAACAGTTGGATCAGTAGGATCCATACGACCAACATTCCTGGGGTTTTCATAATGATCAATAACTGCATCGCTATAAGCCATATTATATCTCCTCTAACTTCCTACAATACTTACCTTCTAAGTTGACAATATCTTCTACAATTTTGTCAAGCCCTTGTTCTTTTACAGTTGATTCCCAATACCTGAATATTTTGTGACCTTTTTTAATAGCCTTGTTTGTGTCTCGTAAATCTTTTTCTAAACTATCTTTATGCCAGTAGTCGCCGTCATATTCTACAATAAGATTTAACTTTGGTATGTATATGTCATAGACTCTATGATAATTTTTTACTGTAAATTGATGTTCAACATTTTCAAAAATACTAGATAGTTTATTGTATAATTCTAACTCGCCTTTTGAATATGATTTAGAAAACACACCGTTTTTAAATTTTTCTATGTTGCCTTTGCCACCAGCATTTGGGTTATCTGGTCCAGACCAGCGTTCTCTCTGGCGTTCGTTTGGAGTTCCCTTATTCCAACCCCATCCTTTAGCAAGTCCGCTTCTATTTTGTTTTGATTTTTGTTCTTCTGTAAGTTTAATACCTTTGTTCCACGGATCATACTCGCCGCGGTTAAGGGGATTCTTACATTTTTGAGAACAATACTTTACATATCGCGGCTTGGTGATAAATTTGTTGCCGCAATACTCACAAGTATGTTCTACTCCATATGCCATTATTTAAATACTACTGGACCGGTAAAAAAGTTAAAGTAAATAGCCGCCGCTAAAATCACAGCCGCAACGACAAGTAATAAGCTATGAAAATCTAGTTTCATTGTTGTGGCACCAATACTGTTCTGTAGCAGTTACAGTTAGCATCCAAGATAGTCTGTTGAACATATCCTGCTGGGTAAGGTTGCTGAATATATGTTGGGCTTGGCTGAACATAAACTACCGGTGGAGCATAATAAGGACGAGCAATTGCCGCTCCAACTACTGCGCCGGCTAGTGCAGGTGCTACCCAGCCGCCATGGTATCCGCCATTGTTATAAACATAAACAGGACCGCGATATGGGTACCATGCAAATGCTGAAGCCGATACTGTCATTAATACTACTGCAAGAATTTTTTTCATTTTACTTCTCCTTACACCAATAATAACTAGTGTACGGTATTTACCGATCAATGTCAACCAAACTGGTTAGTTTGAATTACTAGTTACAGGTGGATTATTTACAGGCAATCCGTTTGCGGCAAAGTCGGATACTGGACCAGAATTAACCGATTGACGGAAAGACTGAATATCTACTGCGGTCGGTGTTGCTACACCAGGTGCATGTTGTTCGGACATGATTACATTCTCCGATTAAGTGCGGCTTTGGCATTCGAATTAACTACCTGTTCAGCTTGGTCAACACTCATACCAGCCACTGGATTGTCATTACCTTTAAATCTAACTACATCAGAGTTAGGATCCAATGGTTCAAGGATATTACTCAACGGTGGATTGTTAATCAACTCACCCAGCGTATCTTCATTGACTACAACACCCAGGCTCTTGGCCAGGTCAATAAATGCCGCAATACTAATTTCTTTTTTTGCTGTAGTGTCATCAGCCCGACCTAATAGGAATTGACTAAGTCCTAAAAGTTTTTGTGTGTCTGGGCTGTTGCTTGCTACTTCAAAAATTTTCATTATCTACGCTTACGACCAAGATCGGATGCACGGCTAGGAGCAGGTACAGGCTCTTCTTCTTCAGGAGGCAAACTTACATCTGGTCCTTCTTCTGCGCCTAATTCAGGTGCAGGTTCCATTGCCATTTCATCTGGTGCAGGAACAGTGCCAGGAATCTCGGCTGCCTGTGGTTGGCCAGTTACTACGCCAAGTGCTTGTTCTAACTGTTGCTTACTGCCTTGTAGATTTTGTACCAGACCACTCAATGCCGCTGTAGCATCAGCGTTAAACTGTGTACTCTGTTGAATGCCAACTTCGTTTTTAATTTGATCTACCAAGGCAGGCAAATCTTTGAACTGCATAGCTGTAACTTGTTCAATCATTTTCTGTACTTGGTCAACCATGTCTTGACTTGCAAGAACAACTTGAGCCTGTTGAATTTCACTTTCTTGAAGTGTGTAATATAATCCACGGCGAACACGACTTTCAGCCTGTGGTGCAGTTGCATTGGCACTGACTTTTTGAACTTTAGTTGTTGCGGTCTGATTAGATTCTTCATCGCCTGGAGTATTTGCCATGGATGCTTCTTGATCTTCTTCTTCACGACCGTATTTGTTCTGATATTGTGCATCAGTAGTTGTATTTGGCATAGGCATATTCTTTGCCGCTACCTGTTGATTCTTTAATGCGCCAGCGGTTTGACCCATACCGATTGTGCTAACTTCTGCAAGACGAGCAGACAACACTTGCTCGAGCATGATCAACTTGAGATATGAATGGTCTTGTTCACTGTAGTGAAACTCTGGACGAGCACGATGCTCTTTGACTAAACCGCGAATGCGATTCAACAATCCGCGAGCTTGATTACCTGTAAGATTCTCAAGTTTAATGCGTTTACCGAAATAACTTTCGAAAACCTTAGCGGCTTGTTTTGCTGGTGCCTGGGCGGCTAGTTCTTGCAATTTCATTATTAAATCCTCGTTGTTCATAATATTTAGCCCAATTAATACATTTGGCTAATCGATTTTCCAGCAGTTTTTTGTGTATAATTTTACTTTCTAATTTGGTTCCTATGTCCTCGCGGAACAGGGAATTTTTACTACGATCGCCTATAGCGGCTCGTACAGCTATGTCGTTGGTTAAACTGCTTAATTTTACATCTGTTAATAGTATTTCACGGGCCATGTTGTAGGCCGCATGTTTATCGGCTATACACCAGCTGAGTGCGCTTCTTGTTGAGCTAAACACGCCCACTTCGTTAGCGGCGCAAAATACGCGGTATCCAGGTTTTTCTGGCACAATACGATATTTTGAAAATACTTCGTATTCGCCTAAATCATTTTGAAAAATAGTGCTGTCTGCTAGGCCTTTAAATTCCTGCCTAAAAAGACGCTCAAATTCTTTGTCTGCTATCATTTGAGTAATATGTGTGCCAATGCGCCAATGAGTCCGGCTGTTAAGAATCCAATAATAGCAACTCCCCAACCTATCAATCTATCATTACTTTTTTCTGCCATTTTAGAAACAGATTCTTTTACTTCCTTGATCATAGAGGAAAGGCCAGTAATTTTAGTATCTAAACTGGTGATTTTATCCTCGAGTGCATTATAACGCTCGGCGCATAATTCCACATGCGCTTCTAGGCTTTTCTTTTCAATATCTGTGGCTTCGACCATGCTAATTCTCCAATACATTATTTATTGGAATAGTGTCAAACCAAATATTCTGATTGGGCCCGTCAGTGATTAACATTTCACCTATTTGAGGGCGATTGTTGAGCCCGGTTAACATGGGTACACCATCGCCATCGACTTCTAAATTTTCAGTAGGGTTATCTGAGTTACCAAACCCGTCTGGTGTTTCTATTTCAAATTCAAAAGACCATTCGTTGTTGTTCTCGACAGACTCAGTCAAATTAAAAATCTGTACCCGCATGGAAATTAACTGTACTAGAGTTTCATAGTTGCGCTGTTGATTTCTAGCACGATTCCAATTTGCTTCGTTAGTGATATTGTTATTGGCGCGATCCTGGAAAGGAACTCGTGATGACTTATAGTGTCCAGTGACACCAGTGGTAGTGATATCAAACAGTGTACGGCATCTAAACTTCACGGCGGCTCAATTCATAAATGATTTGAGCTCGATCAAGTGCTTCTTTTAACGCAGGATTAGTTTTTGCAGATCTAAGTATATCGCGCCACATGATCCATTGATTTGTGACTTCAATTTCTGTACCAGTTTCGTCTTTAACTAATTCTTTTTGATCGGTGCCCAGTTTTCTGCGATAAACCGTTTTACCACTATTTGGACTCTCGTATATGTATGTCATTATGTAGGTATTTAACTGAGTATAGCTATGGTCAAAACTAAAGTCAACAAAAAACCCGCCAAAGCGGGTTAATTTGTTTATGACATGATATTAAGACGGATTAGTTAATGTAGTTGCCAAACGGAAGCCTACATTAGTAACTGTTGTGCCTGTAACATCAATACCGGTGTTAGCAACATTTGTACCCAAGCCACGAATTGCTGCCTGCAAGGTTAATGCAGTGTATTCGTTTACAGGATAGATTGCCATAGACATATTAACAGAATTAGCTGTGTTGTCTACTTGGTAAATTCCTACTGTAGCTGTTTGTTCGACTACTTGCAATACTGCCTGGATGGCACCATTGACATTGGCAGAATTATAAACAGTACTGATTCCGTTACCTGCGGCATTGGCAAATGCTACTCCAAAGAAATCCAATTTTGGACCCATGGAGTTGACCGGTGTAGGTGGAGTGTACTGTGTGCCGCCAAAGTTACCAACATTGGATTGTATTGAACCATCCAAGACGTCGGTAGCAAAGACCGGTTGAGCACCACCACTAACAACTGTAATATAAGCCATTTTTAATCTCCTTAAAAAACCCCGAAACTAGTCCGGGGTTAGTCTACAACTATTTACTTCCAAACTAATGTTAATCTAATTAACTACCGTAGATTACATTAACTGGTTGTGTTGTGAATGAAGCATTGTTAGCGACGTTTGCTGTTGGAATACCGATGTTCAAGCCACCTGTTGCATTAGCTGTTTGAGCAGCCGCTACTAAGTTAGCCGCATCGTATGCGCCTGTTGGGAACAAAGCAATGTTCAATGTTTGTGGTGCAGCTGGACTAACTTGATACATAGCAACTGTAGCGATCTGCTGAATAGAAGTCAATACATTTGAAATGTAACCATTAGCGTTACCAGCGCCGGCAGCACTTAATACTGCGTTAGCTGTTAAACTGAAAAAGTCTAATTTAGGACCTTGAAAGTTAGTAACTGGTTGAGCAGCCAAGTTAGCTGTTTGAGCAACGGAACCGTTGAGTGTATCAGTAGCGAATACTGGTTGTGCGCCACCGTTTACGATTGTGATATAAGCCATTTTAAATCTCCTTAATTTATGGACACAGAGGTCCTACTTTTATTTAGTCTTTTTGGTAAAAAAGGAGAGCTTGGGTCAAGAAACTGGGTTGTTTACTGCACGATTGGCTCTAGTAAAGCCAAAACGATTAACGAACTTGGTTATTCCGCCTGGAGTAGCTATTACCCAGCCTTCTTGTCCCGGGTGCTGTAGATCTAACTGCTGTAGCAGATCCATTTTAATATCATGCAGTAGTACAAATGCTGTAAATGCCGCTGTAATACCATCCATGTTGGTTCTTGGACTCTGTAGATATTCTACAATATTCTTAAACTTTTTAGGAGTGACACGCTGTTGTAACCATGCACCAAAACCTGGCAACATACGGTTAACATCAAAGTTGGTAATTTCTGAATTGCCTACTAGGCTGTTTACATAATCAATACAGAGTTTAGGCAGGTCAGTAATTTGCAGTGCTCTAAGTTCTGCTGGGTTGAACAGGCTATTAATTGCGGCACCGTGTTGTGACACTAACTGTTTTAACTGCTTAACTTTAGCAGATTCTGTAGGCTTGATATTTTCTCTTGGTGCAATAGGTTCGATCAACAACAGGCCAAGTACTGCATTTAGTTTAACTGAACCCAATGGTTCTTTGGACGCACCTGGTTCGCTGAGTCTGGTGTGAATAGCTATACCTACTTGACTACCGCCAATTTCCTGGCCTAGTTTACTAGCGGCTGGAATGTTATATTCTACCGTGTTGGGTTTAAACACATAAGCACCCGCTTGCAATGGCGGAGTTTGTGTATATAATAAATCGCCTTGAATGTAACCTTTGAAGTTTTTAGGAACTGCGGCATCTAACAAAGGCCATAGTTCTTGATAAATTGGCAACAAGTCTTGTGTACGAGTCGCTGGCTTGCCCTGGGCTTCAGCGGCAGCATCACGCTGTGCCAAATGACGAGCTACCTGTCTTGGACTTTTAAACAGCCCATCATATCCAACTGCGGTAAATCCAGCTACATCGGTTAATACAAAATCACCATTGGGATCACGGCCAAAAATCACAGCTGGCTTGCCATCCCATTTGACTGTTACAGAAGATGCGGTATTATCTTTGAGATGACTGATATGATCTAGTGCTGTTCGAATTCCTGCGGTGCCGTTGCGGAACACTAGATCTTCAATGTGTTCAATACCTTTGGCACGGCCACCTATAGGTTGATCAGTGGCTTCAATCAAGGGTTGCATACCTTGATTAACAATGCGGTCGCGGAGTCTTGCTAAAAAATTTACATCACTATATTCAATATAAGGATCTGCACTTTCCATGGCATCTTCAAGGAATGGCAATCCTTCGCGCTCCATGTGCTGTTTAAAGTCTGCTAACTTGGCATCACGCTTGGGATCATTCTTAAGTGCGGCCACTATAGATTCAACACTGGCCAAATCAGCGGCAGTGGCTTTAGGATTCAACAACATCTTAGCAACTTTATCTGGATCATTGGTAATCAACTGATTGGTTGTACGATCGGCTATACCAGCATTTTGATTTAATTTGTAGCCCATGCTTTTGGCTAGTGAATTCATTAAGACATTTCGCTCACGGCCTTTGTATTGGCTGTTGGCGGGCATGGCACCCAAGACAAATTTGCTCCAAGGTACATCATTCATAAACATAAAATCTGTTTGTACATAGCCACGGTCTGGGCGACCATCTATTGGTGTTAAAAAATGTACCGCTGATCCAGATTTTTTAATATAGTCTTGTGGTTTGAATCCGTGACTTTGAGCCCACTGTGATAATCTAGCAATTAATTGTTCTTTGGTAACCTGTTTGGCATCAACTGCTATGTCTAAGTCACCTGAAGTGTCTTTGATACCTGTTGATCCTAGTGTATTATTTTGTAAGTCTAGTCCTGGTAGCATTTCCTCTAACCAGGCCAAGGTTGGTTTAACATCGCTTTGATTGATGCGCTGTGTTAATGAGCGATTGTCGGCGTCTTTAAAGACATTGCCGCCTTCGGCTAAATTCATTTTTGAACACCACCTTTAGGTTGTCCAAACATTTGTTGCAGTCCTTGACCAGTTTTGCTTTGTGCAACCTGTTGAGACATTTGACCAGCAGATCTTTGAGCTGTTGTCATTGGCTTTACTTTTGTTTTTTTAGTGGTTG